GTTCGTAAAAACTTTTCTTTTTTTCGTACCAAGTTGGATCAAGAGCGCCTAAAAATTCAAGATTACGGCAAAAATCTGACCATTTCTGAGACTCTCTCTTAATTGTTCTCGTAGCTTTTACATGTTCCTGTTTCCAGTCTATCAATCGCCAGTTTTTAAAATCCTCAATATGCCCTCTACAATTATCCAAAAACCATATAGTAGGAAGATATACTCCATATCTCATTTCCGTCAAGTCATTTTTATTAACATTATTCCCAGGTATTCCACAAATAAGCGAGTTCTTAAGTCTCATTTTAATATTCATTCGTCCTCCGGTATTTTTTGTATCAGCGGGGGTTAAACGTCTTAATCCATATTCTCCCATTGAAAGATCATCAAAAACAGAAAATCCTGTATTTGGTTGTTTAACTTTCGCCAGGGGGTCAATTAACGTGCAACGATTAAATTCTTCGTCTTCTCCCAGAAGAGAATTAAGTTTTATATCATCTCTTAGTTCCAGGGTTGTGTGGTTATCATGCTTGGCAATCAATTCATTCCATACGAACCATTCATTTTGAGGAGATATGGCAATATACGATACATACCATGGTTTTGTCGGATGGTAATCTATAACTCTATAATTCCAGTATGTCCTGAACAATGAAGCATTAAATATTTCATCGTGGGGTTGCTTATGTATTTTTTCATCAAATGCTTTATAAATACGTCCGGATACTTGCTTAAAAACTCCATATCTACGCATGGCAAGTTCATCAGGATCGTCTATGCCCTCAAAAATTCTATCTATTGCCGCTTTATTAAGCACGGGATTGTCGTCAGTAGCCCAACAAAAGATTTCTATATCAGAATCATTACCTGTGATTTCTTCTCCTGGAAAGCCATAGATATTGCATATTAACTTTGATCTGTATATTTTTTTTGCTCGTCTCCAAATTGAGTCAAATGTCCAATCTAATCCTTTTGCAGGAGTCAGAGTAATAGTGGCATCCCCACCTTCCTTGAGTAATCGTATTAAACTTTCATCCCATTTAATTCTATCTATTTCCTCATCCTGATATAACGCCGATCTTTGTACTGACATAAAAGCATCAAGTTCCTGAGACGATGACATAAACTCGATTTTATTATCAGCGCCACCTAAAGGATTGCGTAATGTCATTATAGCACTGCGAACTGTTATAGGGGTCTTTATAAACTCTGCGGGAAATATTTTTCTAAATTCTACATATTGCTGATTCTCTTCATCATACTCACTTAACGGTTTTACTTTACTAACAAACCGTATGGGTTTATTCAATATATTACGTTCTTTAACCGGATGAATACCCAACAACCTCAATACTGCATCGTAAATCGTAGTCGCGGTTCCTCCCCCTTGATTTCCTTTTATGATACCCCTTGTTTGTGCTGTACTAAAAAGATACTTCTTAATAGTAGGATGCACTACGAAACTAAGTAAGTTTTGGTATTTTGCAAATTGTTTGAGCTGTTCTGCCATAGAGGAACTGCGATAGACCTCCTTTCAACTTTCAACCATTAAAGAAAAAAGAGGGGGTTGATTTGACTATGTTCTTGGCAAAATTAAATCGTAATGTGGTCAATACCCATATAGCGTAACCATCCTCGCGCTTCGT